AGTAAACACAAGCATGCTTGAATTGCCGTATATCCAAAGGAGTCAGCCATGAACCGTGCCGACGCAATTAACCATTTCAAAGGGATCGCGCCCCTCGCCAAGGCACTCGGCATCACATACGAGGCTGTCAGGCAATGGGGTGACGAGATTCCTGAGCTACGTCAGTACCAGCTTGAACTTGTAACTGGCGGCCAATTGAAGGCCGAAAAAAAGAAAACCGCTGCATAAACCGTCCTTGTCATTGATCTGTTGAGCGAATGATCGCTGCACCAAGCGCGCGCTGCCACGGAAACGAATTTGAGGTTTTACGAATGGAAGATTTCTTGAGGGCTTGCCACACCACCATCAAGGAAAGTGGGGCAGAGCAACTGGCCGCGAAAATGTGCTTGGCGCACGTCAGCCTGCTGCAGCGCTCGAACCCAGATAACGCAGCTCATCACCTGACTATCGAGCATCTGTTCGGCGTTCTGCTGCACACCGGCGACATGCGCTCGCTGATTTCACTTGCTGATCGCTTCGGCTTCGAGCTGGTGGCTCGTGAAAAGCCGGCAGCCAAACCGCTGATGGCTGCGCTGGGACTTCTGTCCGCGGAGTGCGGTGATGTTGGTCGATTGATTTTCGATGCAGCGGCTGACAACCACATCAGCCAGCACGAAAAAGCCCAGGGCGAGAAAGCAATCCTTGAGGCAATCGAGGCGCTGCATGTTCTGCGTGAGTCGCTCAAAGCCGCCTGAATCACAGGCATAAAAAAGCCGCCTGGCAGGGCGGCTTAGTACAACTTCATTTCGAGGTGAATAGTGATCAATAACTCGCCAACAGTCAATAGATACGCGGGGGGCGCGACACTTTCCGACAATTCCGAAAACGTGTCTCGACATCTCACAGATAACCAATCCGCCGCGATGAATGCCGCGCTCCTGATTGGCATCCAGTACTCGCCTGAATCCAAGTCTCAATTCCGCCGGGAATGCCTCAATCACTTGAAGGCGTCCCTGGCTCCTGCCCAGGATGTTTCCGCATGAGCACCATCATCATGAGCCTGTGCTGGCCTTTGCAAGGTATGAGTGGCCCGCAGAAAGCTGTCCTGATATCCCTGGCTGACAACGCAAACGACGAGGGTGTTTGCTGGCCTTCGGTAGCTCGAATCGCCGAGCGGACGTGTCTCGCAGAACGGACCGTTCAGGGCGCCATCAAGTGGTTAGGGCAAGCGAGCATTTTGTCTGTCCGCGAGAGGATGGGTCGCTCGACAATGTACACCCTGACCCCGGCAGCATATGCACCCCCGCAAGACATGCACCCCGCAGCAGATGCACCGCCACCCCCGCAGCTCACGACAAAAACCCCCGCAGCAGCTGCACCCAGAACCGTAATAGAACCATCAAGTGAACCATCACCCCTCGGCGGTGATAAGCCGCCCCAGAAAATCTCGAAGCCGAAATGCCCGTCACAGGCAATCGTCGACCTGTTCAACAAAACACTTCCTGGCCTCCCTCAGGTAGCGATGCTGACCAAGGACCGGGTCACAAAGATTTCTGCTCGCTGGAACGACAGCGCGGTTCACCAGGACTTGGGTTTTTGGGCTGAGTTCTTCGAGTTGGTTGGCTCGAGCCCCTTTCTGATGGGGGAGGGTGAAGGCAGGGACGGCGCCAAGCCTTTCCGGGCCACGTTCGACTGGCTGATCAAGCCGAGCAATTTCGTGAAGGTTGTCGAGGGTAATTACAATGCGTGATCCATACAGCCTTGAGGCCGAGCACGGTGTGTTGGGGGCGATGTTCCTGCGCCCGGAATTGATCGACTTGCTCAGTGCCGACCTGGCGGTCGAGGATTTTTACTACGAGGACAACGCCGCAATCTATCGCGGCATTTTGGACTTGCACGGTGCTGGCCAGCCGGTCGATATCGTGACTATCGGCGCTCGTATCGGTGACCTGCCTTGCGGCTCCCCCGCCTTCGCTTACGCCGCCGAGATCGCACGCAACACCCCCAGCGTTGCGAATGCTGCCTCCTATGCAGGCACCGTCCGCGAGCGAAGCCTGGATAGATCGCTGATTGAATTGAGCGTTCGGATCAACGACATCGCTTACGGCGACCAGCCCACGGCGGACAAGGTTGCAGCTGTGCAGGCCGAAGCCCAGGCAGTCGACAGTCAGTCGGCCACTTCCGAGGTGATCAAGGCCGAGGACATCCTTGACGATTACATCGAGGTGCTACAGGCCAGGGCTGATCGGGGGGAGGGTATCGATGGCCTGTCCACCGGCATCGCCGACTTGGACGAGAAGCTCCAAGGGTTGAAGCCCGGCCAGTTGATCATCATCGCGGGCCGTCCAGCCATGGGGAAAACCACTTTGGCCATGAACATCGCGTCCAATGCCGCTATTCGCGAGGGCAAGAGTGTGATGGCGTTCAGTCTCGAAATGGATAACACCGGCCTGATGGACCGTTTCATGGCGTCTGAAGGACGCATACCGCTGCAATTGATCAAGAACGGCAAAGCCCCACACGACTATGGCGCTGAGCTGATGAGCGCTGCAGGAAAGCTCAAAAACTCCAATCTGTACCTTTCGGACCGTGCATCGATGTCGATGAATCGGATGCGCGCTGCTGCGCGTCGTCACAAGCGCCGATACGGCCTGGATCTGATGGTGATCGACTACCTGCAGTTGGTCGACTCCGACTCACGCACGTTCAGTCGCGAGCAAGAAGTCAGCCATATGACGCGCACCGCGAAGCTCATGGCTCGCGAGTTGGGCATCCCGGTGATCCTGCTCAGTCAGCTTTCCCGTAAATGCGAAGAGCGCCCTAACAAACGTCCGCTGTGTTCTGACCTGCGCGAATCCGGCGCCATTGAGCAGGACGCGGACATCATCCTTTTCGTGTATCGCGACGAGGTTTATCACGAGCACTCGGAAGCGAAGGGCATTGCCGAAATCATCATTGGCAAGGGCCGAGACATTGCCGGCGGCACCGTTCGCGCTGCCTTCCTCGGGCAGTACAGCCGATTCGAACAACTGGCTTCGGGATGGGTTGAGCCGTCCAAGCCAGCAAAAGTCACCAGCATGGCTGACCGCTACAAAACAAAGGAAAATTTCTGATGGCTGAGCCTCGCCTTGCCGTTCCGGCACCCACCGAGTACCGCTATGCGGTGTTTTGCTGTTCTTCCAAGCTGGACCTTGGAAGCGCACCAGATCATGCCTTAGCGTTGTTTTTTGATAAGGCCATGGCGATTCGATACGGCGGATGGATGTGGCCGTCGACGTTTGAGGTGATCGACCTTCTTGACCCGGAGGAGGGCGCGTTTTGAGTACCCAAATCAAAACCCTGACGGTGAAGCTGTCGGATGCCGAGATTGTCCGCAACGCCAAGATCGAGCATGTGCGTGACCTGCGCGATGCTGGCCACCCTGCGCTGCACTTTCGTTTTTCCAAGAACCGCGCGCGCGGCTCCTGGTACTTGCTCAACAAGCGTCAATGGCACCGTATTGGCGCCTTTCCCGATCTGAACACCAAGCAGGTGATCGCGGCGCTGCCTGCAGTGCGCCTGCGCGTAGCGGCTGATGGTGCGGCCAGCGTGTCGGGCTGGCTGACCGTCGGCGAGCTGCTCGACTGGTTCGGCGTCCGCATGGCCAAGTCGCGGGCACTGTCTGACAAGCGCCGCGCTGCCATCAAGTCTGCGATCGGCTGCCAGCTCAAGCCGCGGCTGAATGATTTGTTGCTTCGCGAGGTCAACGCCCAGGCCCTTGACCGGTTGCTGATGTGGCCGGTGCAGGCTGAGCTGTCGCTGTCGTATGTTCAGCAGCTGTTTCGTCTGCTTGCGGTGGCCTTTCGTCAGGCGCGTAAGCTGGACCTGATCCCAGTTAACCCGATGGCCGAGCTGAAGTTCAGCAACTTCACGTCGGCGCGCATTCAGCCCAAGCCCGCCCGGTTGCGCGATGTACAGGTACCCGAGTTGGTGACGCTGCTGGCTGAGCGCTTCGACAGCGCGCCAGGTGACGCCATGCTGGCCCTAATGATGCTGTGCCACGGCACCCGGATCGGTGAAACCCGCCAGGCGCGCTGGGCCGATATCACTCTGCCGGAGCGCGAGTGGTTCCTACCGGCGGAACACACCAAGACCAAAACAGAGCTGCGCGTGCCACTCACTGACCAAGTGTGTGCGCTGCTGCGTCGCTACCGTGACCGCCAGACCGCCCAAGGATATGCAGGTGCCTTCCTGTTCCCGTCACGCCGTGGCAAGCCGCTGAGTGATAACCAAGCCAGTGCCGTGTTCACTCGGTTGGGGCAGGGCGCCTGGACCAGTCACGATCTGCGCAAGGTCGCCCGCACCGCCTGGACTGACCTCGGCGTCGACGGCCACATCGGCGAGATGTTGCTGAACCACTCCCTGGGCAAGATCGCTTCCACCTACATCAACACCCAGGCCAAAGAGCAGCGCCGCCTGGCCTTGGTGAAGTGGCACAACTGGTTAGATGCGCGCGGCTTCAAGGCGATTCACACGCAGACAGGCGTTAGATATGAAGATTCGCAAAACCTCGTAGACGCTTTGAACGGCGGGGTCTGCGAGCCAGAACCACAATTTGTTAAGGGCGAGGTATTAAAACGTGCAGAAACGACAGGGGCATGGCTTTAAGCGGGAGCGGATCGAGCTTGAACCCTGCTCGATCTGCAGGGGTAGGGCGGTAGTAGCGGGGGTGTTTTATGAGCTGGTTTGCACGGATTGCAACGGCTCAGGTTGGGTTGTTCTGGGAACCAAGTTGGTGCTTTCTGCCGACGAGCTAGTCACCCAATTGAGTTTCAAATTGCAGCAGGCACAAAGTGAAGTTTTGGCGTTAAAGACTTCTCCAGCACCGATAGGGCCACAGAGCCAATACGAGCAACCAAACCGCCTGGGAGCAGGCGGAACAAATTATACAGGGGATTGAGAGCATGATGATTCGAAAGCCTGCTGGCCGGCCATTGGGGGATACCGAGTACCTGCTTGAGCAGTGGGGCTGGTGGCGGATGGAAGGGGCCGGGATGCCAGGTTACACATCGCCTACTCTCGCGCTGATGCGACAGGCCACCGCTTATCCATCATCGAGCAAGAGTTATTGCATTACTGACGAATGGGCGACGGCTATCGATGGTGCGGTTGCGAGGTTAGCCCAGCGCGATCAGCAGATGGGGGACGTGATCTGGCTGTACTTTGGTGCGAAATGGCCCATGTTGCGAGTAGGAAAGCATTACGGGCTAAGTGAGGGGAAGGCTAGGGAGCTGGTCCGTGCAGGAGTAGCTTGGATTGACTGCGTTGTTTGCCCGATGTATAGCGTGGCATGACGTATTAAATGTATATCTGCCGAGCTCATGTCGGCAGATGTTTAATATTAACTGTGAATATTATCTGATTAATAATTGGCAAAGTCCGGATAAGCAAATAGTCTGCCGGATCGAGCGTCATCTAACCATTTGAATGCTTCTTCTAGTTCGTAAGTGCCAATGATGCTTTCTGCTAGCTCTATGTGTTGCAGAGCAAATAGAGATATCAAAAAATTATCAATGGCATTGCTTTTGCTAAAGATGTGCATGAAGTCATCTTTTAAGTCGACGTTGTGAGCCAAATTGGCTTTAGCTTGAGCGAGATGGATATCGTAGAGTCTGTCATAATACTCAACAAACTCCCTATCCCGTGCGAAGTAAAATAAAGTTTCGATTCCTGCGAGATACTCGGCGTCGACTTCAGTAGTAAACGCATCCCACACTTGTTTTCGTGGGATTGCGCTCGCTAGTATCCTTGCTAGCATGCTTTCTCTGTCAAACATTATTTCAGTGTATGGTTTGTCCTGATCTTTTCGGAAGCCGGGGTTCTCCTTGAACCACTCATCTATAAATCGCAGCAGTTTTTCTTCTGAAATACCTTTGAGCGGGAGCGGGGAGTTGATCATTGGAGCTAGATTGTAGTGGCTTTTAATGATATCCACAGCTTTCGAGAAGTCCCTATTCCCAAGGCCATACTCTTTTTTGATACGATCCTTTACTGTAGTGAATTCCGCATCTCTCCATTTCTCGATTCGTGGTAGCTCTTTTGCAATTCTAAAGATTTCTGGCCGAGATAGTTTTTCTGTAAAGGAGCCTTGATTGTACTCCGAGTGCAGCCAGTTATTGAGTCTGTGAAGTGATTCAAGATTTTTTTCGAGTTCGTTAAACTTCTTCTTAAGAAGTATAAAGTTAATTACGGATATGTCTGTTAAGTGCTTCTGGGAGTCATTGCTAATTGGGTAGCGAAAAGTCTGGCCAGTTGGATCGACTTCTGCAATATCTAAAATGGTTGCTTCTGCTCTTTGGTTTGCGGCTATATATCTTTTGTCGATATTCTCTGATTGTGTTTTGAAAAAGTTCCAAATGATATTGATGTCGTGTGAGCCGGCTGAGTTGAAGTTAAGATTGATTTTTTTGAGTTTGGCAATTTCAATTATTTCATCAATAGCGCCTTTCAGTCTTAATTCTACTGAGTGGCGCATATTGAAGCATACTGGGTAAATAAACTCGTCGACACTGAGATGAATGCTTCGATCATTGATAACCAGGTCAATTAGGATGTTTGCCGCTTTCGAGAAACCATCCGAGTATTCAACATAACTAGGTTGACCGTTGTTACCAACACAGGCGTTCGCCCATGTGGGTTCTGCTCCACGAAAGGTTGGGTTTTTTTTAGTCATCAGCCTGGAAATTTCCTTTTTGGGGGTCTGAGTCTATCTATCGATGCCATTCTAGGGCGGGTTGTGGGGAGCGCATATCCTCAGTGGCTATAAATGAGAAAAAAAGGCTTTTCCGCGCGGAATAGGTCTGTTTTCATTACAGCGTGAACTGCTGTGAACGCAGCGAGACGCTTTCAAAAAACCGGCCATCGAGCCGGGTTTTTTTACCAATTTCAGGCCCTGCACAGCGCGGGGCTTTTTTGTTTTCGGCCCCACGCCTGTCTCCTTGCCTAAAGCGGAT